GGAAATTGAACTGCCTGCATGGAAGGAGTATCTGGAAATTGAACAGTCTGCATGGAAGAAGTATCTGGAAATTCAACAGCCTGCATGGGAGAAGTATCTGGAAATTAAACAGTCTGCACAGAAGAAGTATCAGGAAATTCAAGAGTCTGCATTGAAGAAGTATCAGGAAATTATACAGCCTGCATGGAAGAAGTATCAGGAAATTCAACAGCCAGCATATAAGAAGTATCTGGCGGCATGTTCCAGAAAACTTAGAGAGCTCATTCAGAATCCTGAAAATAGAATCAAGGAATGGAGATGAATAGAAATAGAGCCGAATTTATAAGTATAGTAATGTTCTGGTGCTTAGTGGGTAGTTTTGTATTAATGTGTAAGTTGTTCTAAAAGTCGGGTTAACAAGGAGATTTATGGAATGTATTTGTGGCTTTAAGTTTTCTGAACCGGGCGAGTTTAGAGATTTCGATTGTTTTCTTAATGCTGATTTTAGCTGGGGATATATTTGCCCTGATTGTGGGAAAAAGTATGTTGACGGAATAATTAACAACCAGATTGTAAACCGGCCTAAAAAAGATTGTAAACAAGAGGGGGGAAAGAAAATGGATAGGGATCTCGATTTAACTTGTGAAGTAGGGGAAAGGGTTGCTTGGTCTACATTATCCGGGGAAACATACCACGGAACCATACAGAGCTGGGACAGCAATGTTGCGATCGTCTTAACAGATGATGGCGAAATTAAATCGGTTGAATGTTAAACAAGGGGGAGAGGGAAAATGACTTTAAGGCAACAAAGAAATTTAGCTTGTCAAATATGCCGAATAATTAGGGGAAGTGTTTGTAATATCGAAAAAGAAGATTGCAGTATTTTAGAAGAGATTGTCGAGGCGTTAGAGGAGCAACCCACCAATGACAAATAATAGAGAATATACAGTTTTTTTCGATCAAATAAATAGATGTAATTTTCAAGTGCTGGCAGATGGTAGATATGAAGCCCTTGCAAAAGCTAAATTACTATATATAAAATATCGAGAATTGCCAGATTATTCAATTCAAGAAGGGTTCATCTGCAAGACAGATGGGGAGGACAAATAAATGACAGAGCAAAAGATTCTTAATAAATTCGAGGCGACAGCGGTGATGGTGAGAGATGGGGTAAGAGTTGTTGACGACTTTCTTTCCAAAATCAGGGAGGCGATGAAGTGAAATATTATGGAAGAATTGATATTACAGGATTAGAAGAAATAAAGGAAACCTTCAAGCGCAGACAATGGGGGCCAATTTCTTGGTATGAAAGATTGAGCTGTGAAACTATTGGAAGCGACTTAGTAATTAATATTGATAGAAAGGTCAGGAATATTTATCTCAATGGGGTAAAAGTTGAAATTTGCGCTACTGGAGGGAAAGGGGATTTTTCTAATCCTCCATCAATTAATATTGTTAATCAGGAATTGCTAGGAGTAAGCCATGAAAAAGCCTAAGTTTAAGGTTGGGGATAAGGTGGAAGTGATTAGTGGTGACAGGGAAAAGTTAATCGGTAAAACCGGAGTGGTGGTTAATGTTCGAGAAGATTGTGTTGAAATTATGGTTGCTCTTTCCTGGTTTCCAATTTCCGAAGAAGATTTAAGGAGAGTGAAATAAATGACAGAGCAAAAGACGATGAATGCATTTGAGGCGACGATTGCGTTGGCTAGAGGGAAGACGGTTCAGCTGGCCAATGGGTATATTTACGAACTAAATAAGCAAGACCAGTTATTGGGCCGCGATTGTTTAGGGGAGACATTCCCTTATAACTCTTTGCCGATTGGAGTCTACACCATCTACCAAGAGCCACCGAAGATGAAGACGTGGTATAAGGGATTTTTTGAATTAACTGCTGGAGTTATTACAGAGTCAAGGGATTGGTATTCTGATTTGGAGAAGGCAAAGGTGTCGTCTAATGGGAAATTCATCTACCACGAAGAATGCCAATTCCCGGAGGTTGAAGAATGTTAGAAGGAATACAGACCTATTGCTGCCATGACTGCTTAAAGCAGGAATTAGAAAAGAGGCATTTATATTTCTGTGGTGAGCCCGGATCCGGAGAGATAGATAAACTAATGCCTGATTGGAAGATTCCTTATTTTACTAGCCAGGAAGAGCTATATAAGCATCGGCGGGATAAACATGGCTATAGATGAAGAGTTTGATTCATTCTGTGAGTGGCAAAATAAAGAGTTTGATAAAGAAATTAAAAAGGAGTGTGTAGAAATGGCTTATGAGGTTAAGGTGTCGGTGTCTGGGGTTGAGGTTGCTTTGAAAGGTGTTCCTACGAAAGAAGAGGAAAAGCAGTTGGAGGATTTATTGGTTCCAGGTGGGTTCATTGAGACCAGCCTATTAAAAAAGGTGAAGTTAATCTCTGAACAGAGAGATAGGGTGCTTGCTACTACAACGGAGGCAAAAGAAGTGGCCCCTGCCCCACAACCAGTGGCGGTGGCCCAGAAGACCTATGCCCCACCACAAGCCAAAACACCCTCTAAACCCTGTCCAATTTGTGGAACTAGAATGTATGAAAAGACAGTGAAGAAAGAGGGTCCCAATACAGGGAAGAAGTTCTACACCTGTAAGAATGAATGTGTTGGAAAAGATGGCAGAAAAGTATTTGAGTGGGTTTAAATGAAAAGGGATAAAACACTGACAAGGCTGGAAGATAAGATTAATAATCAGGCGGCAACCATTGATTATCTCTATGCCTTGTTAAGTATGATATATAAGCGGATTGACGCTTGCGAGAACTCTATAGATACAATCTGGGATCAGGTATTAGATCGAGGAAGAGGGAGGAAAACAAATTGAGTCTTATAGGTTTCAAATGTTCATTTAAAGGGGACGTTCTATTTAAGGACTGCTTAGAATGTGCCAAGCAATTAGATAATCCCTGTAAAGAACCCTATGAATATATCAAGGGTTTAGTAGAAAACAATGAGGATCGGGGATCTATGATTAGTTCCTCTTGTTTAGTCTACTGCCCCCGTAGGACTTATTTACAGCGGACTGTACCATACTTTGACTACATGGACAAGTTGCACTATGCCTTTAGGGGCACTGTCTGTCATAAAGTTATGGAGGACTACCAGCATGGGGAAGGCGTAGTTGAGAAACGGTTCAGCCGGGTACTTCCCAATGGTATCGAAATCTCTGGTAAGCCTGACGTATTCTATCCTACCAGGGGAATACTCCGAGATTGGAAGTCTGCCAATGGGGTGCCCTCTGGAACAGGAGTTAAGAATGAGCACTATATTCAGTTAAATACGTATCGCTGGATATTAGCCAAACCAAAAGATGCAGACCCAGTAGAGATTAATAAGATGTTTGCCCATTATCTTACCATGGCAAAGTTTGTTACGAGAGAATGCGCTTGCATGAATCTGGATTTGCTGGAAGAGAAGATCTCTCCAATTGCTGAAATGCTTTATGAAGCCTTTGAGAATGGTATAGTTCCACCTGTTAAGGAAGGTTATCCAGCAGATTGGCAGTGCCAGAGTTACTGTGCCGAGAGTATTAGAAATGAGTGTGCTAATATATTTAGACTAGGGAAGAAACAATGATTATAACAAACCTTAAAGAATTAGAGAAGTGGTGTGAATCCATTACAGATATTCTAGAGTTTGACGTTGAAACCACAGGACTATCCTTTGACTGCCCTCTTACAAGCATACAGCTGGGTAATGGTAAAGAAGAAATATTTATACCATTGGGCCAGAAAGAATGTCTAACCATTCAGGAGATACAACCACTGCTTAAAGAGATCTTTAGCAAACCAAGCGTTAAGGTGGCCCATAATATCAAGTTTGATGCTAAGATATTACAGAGCAATGGAGTTCCTGTGGCAGAACCATATTTTGATACTATGGTGGCTTTTGCCTTGGTCTATCCGGATTACCGAAGAAAGAGTAATTCTCATTCCTCCGCCGATAGGTTTGGCTTAAAACCCCTGATGCTGGAGTTCTTTGGGATTGAAAGTCTTGGGTGGAAAGAATACTTGAATGCTCACCCCCTTCCCTATGAGCATACCACACCCAAGGGAAAGAAATCTACCAAGTATCGAAAGCCTACAGATCTAAGTGAGCTTCCCTTAAATATTCAAGAAGAATATGCGGTTAAAGATATTATTTACACCCGCAAGTTGAAAGAGTTTATTGAACCCAGAATGTCGGTAGAGGCTAAGTGGATATTCGAGAATGTTGAAATGCCAGTCGTACCTATTCTGGTCCAAATGGAACTAGATGGTATTCTGATTGACCAAGAAATTAATAAGCGGCTCTATCAAAGCTTCCAAGATAAGTGTAAGCAAGCCGAGGATAAAATCTATGCTTTAGCTAAGAAGAAGTTTGATATAGCCAGTCCTCAGCAGCTAAGAGAAGTTCTTAGGTATGATTTTCAGGTTCCTTTGTGCCGGTTAACACCAAAGAAGGAACTATCTACAGACAATGAAGCCTTAGAACCATTCATTGAGTCTTACGAGATCTGTAAGCAAGTCTTGGAATACCGAAAATATTCTAAGGGAGCTTCTTTCTGCGCCCAATTCTTAGAGCTGGTGAAATCTGATGGTAGATTGCATAGTACCTTTGGTATTACCGCCACGGGTCGAATGACTAGTGAGAAGCCAAACCTGCAGCAACTGCCAAAAGATGATGAAGATCTGGCGGAGTTAAGAAAGGCTTTCATTACTAAACCAGGACACAAGATTATTGATGTGGACTATTCCCAGATGGAAATATTCATGGTGGCACACCTTAGTCAGGACCCAAATTTAATTAAAGACCTGAACTCTGGTGCTGACCTCCATCTGAAGACCGCCATGCTTATCTGGGGAGATCCCGAAAAAAGAGGAGATGCCAAGACCATAAACTTTGGGGTACTATTTGGAAAAAGTAGAGGATCCTTAGCAAACGACCTCAAAGTGTCTTATACTGAAGCAGATAGGATTTTTAATAAGATCTTCTTAGAATATCCAGAAGTTCTGCGAATGCACAAAGAATTGCAAAATAATGTAGAGGTTGATGGTGTAGTGAAAACAATATTGGGACGAACCAGGAATCTTCATCTGGCGGAGTCGGATAAGCATCGGAGGGCTAACATGGCCTTAAACACTCCGGTGCAATCTTCTTGTGCTGATTTAGTTAAGGTTGCTATGATTCGGGTTAATAAAGAGCTTAGAAAGAGAAACCTAAAAACCCGGATGATTTGCCAGATTCATGATGAGTTGCTGTTTGAGGCTCCAGAAGAGGAAATTTATGAAGTGTCCAGATTAGTGGAGGGGTGCATGGAATCTATTTCTATAGTTAAGGATGTTTACCTACTTGCACCCATGCGGGTAGAGGTCAGTGTTAAGGATTCATGGGGTGAAAAAGAAGTTAATTAAGACTTTCTGTTTATGGCTCTGTCTTGATAAATTCTTGAAGTGTGTAGATTAGTAGAGGGGTATTTCATGCTAAGAATGTTAGTGGGCTGGAGAGAATTACTGAGACAATTTCACCAGTATGAAAGTGCAGATATTATTCGAGATATGATTGAGTTAATAGGTTTCACAACCAGTGATACTAAATGGGGCACCCAAATAAAGGAAATAAAATGAAACATATTTTTGCCATATTACTAATGAGCTTTCTGGTCTCCCCTTGTTTTGGTTTAATGCTGGTGGTGTCAGAATATAAAGTTGCCACTAAGTGTGAATTGGTTCAGCCAATATTAACTTTTAGTGTTGAACAAGGGCAAACCACCTATGGAGTTGAGAAATTCTCATTTGACAAGAGCGAAGCAGTAGGGGCATTTGTTGGTGGTAATTTACTGCAAGAAGGGTCTATAAGTGTACCAGTTAAATTTCATGCTTTATATAATTTTGCCGGTAAAGAGACCTATGTTGGCGAAGCGATTTCAGTAGGGGTTAAAGCTACTTACACTTTCGGCAACTTAAATATTACCAATGAGTTAGCCTATATGGTTGGGAACACACAGCCCTGCTTGACATGGATTAATAATTCCCTACAGCAGATTGTATTTATGACAGGGATTGGATATGGCAACTAAGATTTCAAATTTAAAAGTTAGGTAGGCGATTTGCCCCCCTTTGGCATACCTCTGGCCTGGAGCCAAGCCAAAACCCACTTTATGGGGAATGTGGCTAAAAGTTGGGAGAAAGGGGGGAAGCAATTTAAACGGAGGTAGTTATGTTTGGATTTAGTAGAATAGAGAGATTGGAGAAGATTATTGATAATATTACGGCTCAGTGCGACTTTTGTAAAGAATACCATCTTAAAAATGATATGGTACTTTCAAACCAAAGAATCTATTCTGCGGGTCTAGTTTTCTATAAAAGGATATGCAAGTCTTGTTTAAAACAATTTAAAAGCATAGAAGAACTTAAAAGGGGGACTAAATAAATGAGATGTCCAGAATGTAAAGGTGAGATTATTGAATCCAGAATAGTTGATGAAAGAGAAGTTCCAGTTAGAATCTTCCTGAATTGTACCAAATGTCAGTGGGAGGATGAGGTTCCGGTAGAGGATAAAGTAAATTTGTATGAAGAGTAGTAAGAGAATAGGGCAGGAAGGTGAGCTAGCGGCGGTTGCTTTAATCAATGAAGCACTGGGAGTTAAACTAGAAACCAATGCAGATTCAGGTGTTCATAATGCTGGCGATGTGGCCTGGACCGATAAAACACCCTTTTGGGCTAAGGAGTGGTTAAAAACACACAGAATCGAGATAAAGTCGGAGAAAACCATACGGCTCCCGGCGTATCTTGATCAAGTGCGATCACAATTCAACTCCTCCCAAGGGTGGGTTTTATTGGTCCAAGTCCCAGAATATCTTGAATTAAAGGGAAATTATGTGGCTGTGGTCCCTTTAGAGCAATATCTTTTAGAGCAAAAGATGCTTTATGAGAAGAGTTAAATAGGAGCTAAGGCAAATGTACTCATTTCTAAGAAAGACCGCTGTAATAGCTTGCTGGGTGGCTCTAATAGGATTCTGGCAGGGATCCATTGCTTTAGATCAAGATAAAGCATTACATGGAGCGGTTGGATATGGAATGTCGGCTACTTTCAGAAATCTGGGTTTAGATGCTAACCAGAGTCATTTATTGGTATTTGGTGTTGCTTTAGCAAAAGAATTAAATGACCAAAGATGTGGAAGAGAGTTTGATTCAGGAGATGTGCTTGCAACAGTTATCGGGGGATATTGCTGGGACATTACAGAACAAGTTAAGATTTGGTTTATAATTAAATGATATTCTGGAACTGTTTTAATTGGGTAATTATCAGATTCTTTGGTATGCAGTGTCCTAAGTGCAAGGCCCGGTTTATTGGAAGAACATGTTATGAAGAGGGGTGTATAAATGACTGAAGAATTACAAAAATTAAAAGAAGCCATTATTCAGTGGTATGGCCCAAGATGTACTGAAGACTATGATGAGGAGAGTGTTCAGATTTGGGAAGCTTACGACAAACTAAGTGACTTCTATGAATTTATGAAAAATCCCATGACTTGGAGGTAAAAGAAATGACCGAATTTGAAATTACTAAAGAAGTATTAATCAATCAACTAAATCTTACTGGAAGTAATAGAGCTGCCGCCAGAGCTCTAGGTGTAGATGAAGCAACTATACGCCGGGCCAAAGAAAGATTTGGGGTGCAGACTGAGAAGTCTATTGATAGCTCTATAGTGATGGCTTTAAGAGAAACTTATAATGAACCTGATGCAATTACTATCCAGAAAGCAAAGAAAATTGCTGGAGAAGCATTGGTTATTCATTTCAGCGATTGGCATTTAGGCTCCATTGTTAAAGATGAGAGAGGCAAGGTTACATATGATAAATTCATAGCGAAGAAGAGGGCCGATGATATTTGTAGCCGAGTGTTCTATTTGCTCCAGAAGCATATTACAGAAGGCACTAAGATTACCGAAATTGATATTCTTATTACGGGAGACATGGTGGATGGAGAAGGTATCTATCCAGGACAGGCGTGGAGAACTGAAGAAGTACCTCCCAAGCAGGTTATGCTTGTTGTAGATACTCTCCGAGCCTTTATTAATGCCTTGCTAAAGACCAAACTCCCTATCTTTATCTATGCGGTGCTTGGTAATCATGGTGGTACTGGCAAAGAGAAATCAGTGGATTCTAACTGGGATGTTATGTCGTATTTGATTCTGGCTGACTGGGTTAATACTAAGAAGCTAGATAATGTGTTTGTGACTGTCTCTGATGCTGAATATCTCAACTGTGAAATCATGGGTTGGAAGTATTCAATTCGGCATAAAGGGCCCAAGACAGCCGATGCGGGTGGTGATGCCGGCAAGATTGGTGGCTGGAAGTCTTTTCATGACTGTGATGCCTTGGCTTATGGTCACTGGCACCATCAGGGTTTAATGGAAGCATCGGGTGTGCAGTTATTTATGTCTCCTAGTCTTAAAGGGCCTGATGAGTTCAGTGAGAGTATTGCTAAGAATAGCCTTCCGGCACAGTGTATCTGGGGAGTCACCAGAAGCCATATTTACACATTCTATTATCGGGTGGATTTTAAATGAAAAAGCCCAAAATTAAATTAGAAAAGAAATCAAACTTCAAGAAATTAGGGGATACAACCCTGGAGTTTATAGATACAGGATTCCCAACTTTTAATAAGATCTTGGGTGGTGGATTTGCTAAAGGAACATTCATTGAAATGTGGGGCACTCCGGGAGCCGGTAAGACCACACTGACGCTACAGGTTGCCGCCAAAGAAGTTAAAGAAGGCAGAAAGGTTATTTGGTTTGATTCAGAACATTCTTTAAGCAAGTTTCCTAAAGAGTATTTCGCCGCTTTAGGTTTAGATATTAATGATGATAAGTTCATTTATGTAGAGCCAACAGAGGGCTCCCATGCCGATGACTTGCAGCAGATTATAGATAGGGTAAGAGAGGAGAAGATCTCTATGCTTGTGGTGGATTCTATTGCTAGATTAGATCCTCCAGCTTCAGTAGAAAGAGACATGGAAGATCAAGAACAGGCTGCTTTGCCTAAGTTCTTAAAGAGGTTTCTCAATAAGATCATTGATATTCTGAATACTCAGGGAACTGTCCTTATTATGATAAATCAGATTACAGCGGACATGACTAAGAGTTATGCTACTGAGACCACTCCGGGGGGGCACAACCCTAAGTTTGTCTCTTGGGCCCGCATTAGGTTGCACCATAAAGAATATATCGATGAGAAAGGTAACCATGCTTCAAGTAATACTCTTAATGAGCAAGGGGCTGGGACTATGGTTGGGATTGCTATTAAGAAGACCCGTGGGGGCAGACCTCATTTAGAGACCGAACTAAGACTAGATTGGAACAAAGGATTTAATACTGGATATGATAAGGTTCAGGGAATGATTAAATCGGGGGAGATAGTTCAAGCAGGGCCTTATTTCAAGGTTGGGGAGAAGAGTTATCAGGGAATGGATAAACTTCTGAAAGCTATATTAGGAGGCGAAAAGTAAATGCTGCTATTGTTAGTTTTTGCTCCCATCATAATTATATTTCTGGTTATGCTGGTTATAGAAATTGCCCATTTTGGCCTGTTAGGTGTCATATTTCCAAACGAAAAAATATAGTAAAGGAGATGTATTAAAATGCCATATGTTGCACCGAAGGATAGAAAAGAGTTGGATCCATATATTCAAAGACTAGCTAATTCCCTTGTTCCCTTTATCACAGGAAACAATGAATTAGGGAATGTCTATGTGAGGACTTTTAAAGAAGTCATTAGAGGAGCCCATGGGGAAGGCAGTGGATTAGCTTGTGAGTTAGGCAGAGGAATCGCTTCAGTGGCCCAAGGATATGGCTATGAAAGTGCCTATCTTGGGGAATTAAACTACTGCATGACCCGATTAATTCAGTTGGTCCCCTGTGCCATGGTAGAGAAAGGTGTCTGGAAGGAAACCCTTAGGTATTGGCTGTATGCTATTACAGTTGGGGCCCTAATTAAAATGGTGACCGATGAAGGGCTAAACTTGGGAGAGCAGGGTGTGTTTGAGGATATTAAGGATGAGTATAAGCGAAGAGTTAATCCTGCTTACGAGGCTGTCCAGATTGTTAAATCTGGGGACTGCTATGAACTCGCTCCCTATCACACAGTCTTAGTTAAGTCAGAAGGTGTAGATGCCATCACTGGGGAAATCGTGAAGGGCTGGCAGGAAATCATGGTGGACTTTAGAAAAGAGATGATAGTTGGTTAGGAAGGATATTTAATAGGCCAAGACAATGTCCTACATGTGGAGGCAGAAGTACTTATCCCTTAGAGGGTCAAGGGATCAGTCAAGGTCCGGGTTACTATGATTACTTCTGTAGTGATTGCAAAAGCATTTTCACCATAGACTATGGTTACTAATTAGTCAAAGGATAGCCTATGAGGGCTATATATCCTCAGGCTAGGAGAAAATTATGACTCTCAACAAACAATTCCAACATCTTAAAATATATCTCATCGGACCGATGGAATTATGAAATATTGTAGAAAATGTGGTATCAAACTCTCACAGGCTAATACCTTTCCTTCTCAATGGAAAAGGGCGGATTATATATGCAAATCTTGCTCCTTAAAAAGAGATAGAAATTGGTATACTAATAATAGTGCTAAAAAGTATAAACAGACAGAAAAGAATAGATTTAAAAGAGTATACGGCTTTACCAGGGAGCAGTGGGAAATATTGTGGAATAAGCAGCAAGGCAAATGTGCAATATGTGGTAAAGAAAGTGCTTTAAAGGTAGACCACTGCCATAAGACAGGAAAAGTAAGGGGATTGCTTTGTCAAACTTGTAATGCTACATTAGGCATGGCCTATGATTCGATTTCAATATTGGAAACTGCTATTAGCTATCTAAAGGAGTCCTATGACATTAAATAAAAAATTAGAACATCTAAAGATTTATATCATAGGACCAATGGAAAATGACGATGACGCTGATAGGGAGTTTGGTGAGATAGAACAGGCATTGGTAGAAGCAGGTATTCCTGTCGAAAACATTATGAACCCCTGTAAGCAGGAGAAGTTCAAGACAGGTCACGATGTTATGGATAGCAACCATGTTATTAAGAAGTTGAGGTTGGCAAACAAGCACGAAGATGTTGATGAGATTTACCGGAGAATCTGGGAAGTTGATTTAGAGAATGTCAGATTGGCAGATATTCTTATTGCTAACCTTCCTCCCAATACGGCCTATGTCGGAACCACAGAAGAAGCCACTGTTGCCAGTATTATAGGCCGGATTGATTTAACCAGAAAGAACTTCACGGAGGAGCAGGAGAAGGTATATAGAGACCAAGTAAGGCCAGGATTAAAGACTCTGGGCTTCTTCCCTAAACCAGTATTTCTTGTGACTCCTCAAAAGAATCGCATTAATGGTACAATGGTTTATGGGCTGGTTAGAGCTAGTGGAGGAGAATGCTTTAAGGATATTAATGGTCTGATTAAGAGATTACAGGAGTTATATAAATAGATGTATTTAGGCATAGATCAATCATTAACACATAGTGGGGTTGTTATTCTGGATGGAAAAGGAAACTTTCAGTATGGATTTGCCATCAAACCTAAAACTAGAGGTGTTACTAGGCTAAAAGAAATAGTGGCAACCCTTAGAGAAAACTTAAATCCAGAATTTACATATTTTACTTGTATGGAAGGCTATTCCTATGGTAATATGTTTGGTAAAGCATTTGAATTAGGGGAACTTGGTGGAATTATTAAGTGCTGGGCTGGTTCCGGTTTAATTGTGGCTCCTACAACCCTGAAGAAGTTCATTACGGGCAAGGGTAAGCTGGAGAAAGGAATAGATAAGAAAGATATTATTCCCCGGATCGTCAAAGAGAAATGGGGATTTGAGACCAAAGATGATAATATTGCCGATGCTTATGGTCTGGCTAGAATAGCCTATCTCTATGAGCACCAAGATGAATGTACTAAGACTGAACTAGAGTGTATTAAAGCAGTGAGGATATTTTAAATGGGGCGAGGAGCTTATTTAACTAAAGTAGTTGTGAGGGATAAGTTTAAGTCTTGTTTCATTTGTGGGTCAGAAGAAGATTTAACAGTTCACCATTACTTTGGTTATAGTAAGTACCCTGCTTATAGGAATCATACAGGGAATTTAGTTAGATTGTGTCATAAGTGCCATTTAGAGTTCGAGGACAGGATGGATAATTTATATGGAAAGGGGTATTTGAAATGAGTGATCCTGGTTATTCCAAAGATGTCCCTATAGTTGAGCACCCAGGCGGAGGTAAATCTGCCAATATACCTTTTCGATATGATCTTTGTCCCCCAGAAGCACTAGCGGCCTTAGCAAAGGTTATGTATGAAGGGGCTGTGAAGTATGCTCCGAACAACTGGCGGAAATGTGGTAGGAATGTCCATATTAACCATGCAATAGCACATCTGGTGGCTTATATGGATGGAGACACACAGGATGATCACCTAGACCATGCTTTGGCCCGTGTAGCTATGGCGGTAGCGGTCCCATTAGAGGAAGAGGGGTTTACTTACAAATGAATAGAGAAGTAGAGGCTTTTATGTTGAATTTGATCGCCGGAACTATCCTGGGCGTGATTACTGGAGGGAGTGCTTATATATGTTTAAAAATACTTGGCTGGCTATAAAAACACTACCAAATTGGTTAAAGTGGTGCAATTTAGGGTATGCCTGCATATTTCCACTTTGTGTCTATATGGGTAAGCTGAACCCATGGGAACTCATACTTTGGACAGTGCTCATCACCTTTGCCGATCTTTGGGCGGTCTATGTGGAGCAGACAGTGTATCACAAGCAGAAGATTCAAGAAGATACCTTGGCTATCTTAAAGAAACTATCTAAGAAGAAAGGCTATAAACGTCAGGCGAAGTCGGCCCTAAAGATGGTAGAAGAAGTTAAAGCGGAGCAGCAAGAAAATGCTTAGTTGGTATTTGTCACTTCAATGGTGGCAACAAGGGCTTTGCTGGGCCAACCTACTGGTATTTGGGGAAGCAATTTACCAACTTATTCCTTTATATAAATATAATATTCCAATAGCTTCCAGAACTAGCTATATATTTGCAATAGCCAAATACTTAATTGGAGTCATTCTCAATCTATGTGGAGGTATGTGGCCCATGTCTTTATGGTTGGCCATTGGTTTAACTAAAGAAGTCTTGGGTTGGTGGAAATTGACTGAGATTAAGAACGATGAGCTTGCTTGGAAAAGAAGATTAAAGTAGGGGAGAGTGTGACCATGTGGTTAGAATTGGCTAAGTGGGCAGGTATTTCAAGCGTGTTTTTGTTTGCTTTTATTACATTTTGTTATCTGATGGCGGGTCAATGGGGTAATGCCACGGTTAATTTTGGGATAACAATACTATATTTCGGGCTATTTGTGTTGATTATCACTCTCAAAATATGCTAGTTTAAAAGAAAGGAGAAATATATGATTGATGAGGTATTGAATGACCAAGATTTCATGGATCTATTGGAGGAGTTTCGGCCTAAGTTTATGAAGCAGTGTAGGCAGCTAATTAGAAAGTTGAATAGATTGGGTTCATGTATGAATGAGGCCGAGGACCTATTCTCCTGTGGGGTTATGGAGGCCTACAATCAATGGTCTAAAGACCCCAATAACACCAAGACTTATTTTCTGAAGAATCTGATTCAGGGAGCCAAACATGAATTTAACCGTGAAAGTGGCAAAAAGTTCATAGAGAGGGAGTATAAACGCCACAAAAAGGCCTCTATAAAGGCCACAGTCTATAAAATAGAGGAAGAGTAGCTTAAAATGATAAAGTCTTCTCATATTGCATACTGGGCCCTTCTAATGGGATTCCTGATGTTGGTACTCATAACACCAGTATTCCCACTCAGTGGCATTGAGCGAATGGACAAATTCTATCTAAAACCTGATTATAAGAGTACCTGTGTTATGGTGCTTCCAGACTGTATTAAGGTCTATACAACTGATGTAATTCCTAGTGGTAAAGGATTCTGGGTGAAGATCAGGGCTGAATGGAATGTTCTGGGTCTTGCTGGAAATTTTGAGGGATGGAGGTATATTCGATGAAATGGTTAAAGATCTACTATCCAACAGGGTTCCATTTAATTAATATTGACTTAGAACCAGGCATTGACTTTGCAGAAAAACATATCCATTTTGCGGGACAGGAAAGATCTGTGCTTAAAGAAGATATTGAATCAGGGAAAGTTTATTTTGAATGCACTAAGAGTAAAGACTGGGAAACAGTGAAGAAATTATTGCTTATGAACTTAGAGGCACTATGAAGATATTTAATCACCCAATTACACCCTATTCAGGCAAACTGAGAATGATTATTAACTACACGGATGCTGAGATAGCGAAATATGTAGCTAAGTATGATGTTCAGGACCCAGGTGACTGCAAAGGGTTTAGCACCCTAGTTGAAGAGAATGAAGCATCTCTTTATATGATTTGCATTAGGGAAGCTAAATGGGATGCTTATACTTTGCGGGTGCTTACCCATGAACTATTTCATATTATGACTTTTCTAGGGGAGTGTATTGGTATGGAGATTACGGTGAAGAATGGGGAAGCCTTTTGCTACTTATATGACCAACTCTTTGGAGTACTCTATCAGGACTTATTAAAAACATTAGGGGGTAAGAAGAGATGATCTATGCATATAAATGTCCATTCTGTGGCGAGGAGTTTGATGTCACTATTCCTGTAGATCAATATGACCCCCATGAGAAGTGCCCTAAGTGTGGCAAACTAACCTCCCGGACATTTACTATTCCCTTTGTTGTGGGGGAAACGGTAGTTAAGGACCAATGAAGCGAAAATATCTCCTAAAGAACCCCAATATCCTAAATCTATGGGAAGAGAGCTGGCCTCACTTCCATAGGGCTCTAGTTGAGCTATGTTGGGCCCTAAGCATCTGGAATCAGGCTGCTTTAGCCAGTTTAGACTTTCTCTTTAGGCAGACTTTTCTAGTGGATCCTATTGAGAATATTCAGGACTTTATAGGTAGATTGAGATATTTCCTAAGATATGTCTGGCATGAAATGACCTTTGAAGTGGAGGATTTAAAACCATATGAAAAAGCAAAAAGATGAGATCAAGGACATTAAAAAGAAGTTAGATTGGCTCATTCAGAAGGCTATTAAAGAAGGCACTAAGAAAGATGTTAAGAGGGAATTAAATGGCTAGTAAAGCACCGGTAACCTTTGTCTATACAGATGCGGGTTACTCCCAATTAGGAGAAGGCCCTATTTATATGGCTTGTGTTATTAAAGAGCCAGGAGAAGATCTGCAGGCCAATAAAAGAGCTACTCCAGTTATCCCTACTAGTAGCACCCAGGCTGAATATTATGCTTTGATCTGGACCTTAGACTACCTTATTAAGACTGGGTACCCTAATGTGCATATCTATAGTGACAGTGAGGTTATGGTAAGCCAAATCAAAGGTGAATATGCTATCAAGGCAAAAAACCTGAAAGATCTTTGGGCTATTGTAGTCAATCAGGCTTCCAAGTTTGAGGAGATCCATTTTACACACATACTCAGAAAGAAGAATCTGGCTGATAAATATGTAAACATCTTAAAGAAAGAATATAAGAAGGAGATGGGGAAATGAGTAAAAGAAAAAAGTGGAGAACCAAAAAATTAACCATTGGTGAAATTATCACACTATCCGGCCAAGATCAGGCATTACTGGCCTGGTTGGTTATAAAATTGCTTAAAAAACGAGGGGGATTAAAATGAAAGAAATTCAGTGCATTGGGTGCTACAACATTGCAGACCATGAACGATTTCCCATAACTCGCTTTCCCAGTTCTACTCAGCCAAAAGGCTTGTATTTAGACACAGAAAGTTGCTGGGTAAACCCCAACAATGGTACACCTTTATGCTATATATCTATTTACTACTGTCCAGTTTGTGGTAGGAAACTTCCCACTCTATTAAAAGGGGTAGAGTAGTGAATTTACAGATTATAGAAAAAGCCTTTGGTTGCATTTTATGCTCAAATATTCTCCCTATTAAAACCCCCTGCCCCATTTGTCGCAAAAGGAGGACTTGGAATGAATTGCTTAGAGCACTGGTTTCTAGACTTGGCTCAAACCGAGGATGATCTCAGGGAAGTACAAGAGAGATATGGTCGAGGGTTGATCGATGAATGTTATTTTAGTGAGATGCTTGATATATTAAGGGAGGGCCAGTATGAAGAATGAGATCAAAATATGTGAGAATTGCCAGGCTTTATGTGATAAACTAGATTCAGGGTACTACTGTAAGGCTTGTGGTACTTGGTTTGCCGAGAACTACAATTTCACTCAGTGGGCCACTAGTGAGCCCTTAGAGGAGATTACCTATGGATATTAAGAACTTCCCATCATGCCCTAAATGTCAGTGTGCTATGGTGCCTTTATCTGATTTTAGTAAGAACGATGCAGAAATACGCTATAAAGCATGGGCTTGTGTATCTTGCGGGCACTTTGTGGTTCTACGGGGTGGAGACGTCTACTATGGTAAGTCAGGAGATGCTAAATAGCTCCGGCGTCATCGACACCAGGAGTCCCTTCTAGGGGAGTATAGTCTGTTAGGAACTTGGGTATATCCCCACCGTGTTCAACATCATACAACTTCTGATCTTCATAGCTCTTAATTATATCAATAATAGCATTTTCAAATACTTTGGCTGAAGTCATTTTATCAATCTTGGCAAGTTTGTCTAGAGTGATCCTTTTGGCACATCGTCTCCAATAGGCATACATGGTGATGTAATCTTTCTCCATGGTACTACTCCTTTTCTGCATTCTCCCGATGAATGATTGAACCCACAGCGTTCTTCTTAGTCTTAGAAGTCCCTACCACTTGTTTGGTATCCACTTTAATGATCTTCCAGGGTCGGGGTCCTTTGCCCTTCTTAATAGAATAGGGCATTAGAAGTAGATCCCCATTTTAACTCCCCAAGTACCATTTAGGGTTTTGTCATAGCCATAAAAGGCTCCGACCATTGAATTATCTAAGACATCCTTAGTTAAAGACACTCCAACTGAGTCTAAAGACATATCAATATTCACTCCGGCTTGCAAGGCATCTGATCTTAACACCTGAACCCCTATTCCAGGGCTAATGGTCTTAGGAGTAGCTATGATTGCAGCATGGGGTAGAATGACTCCATAAGGCATCCATTCACTCTTTTTGCTGATTACATTGCCCTTTTCATCAATATCCACCACTGTATCTCTGCCCCTAGACTGCTTCACAACCTTAATATTACCCTTCTGGTCAACTATCCGAACCTTACCATTAGAGGTTGTTACTCGATATTGAACCCCTTTAGGCATCTCCTGTGAGGTCAAAACCCCTACTTTCTGCCTCTCAATCTTTAACTCCTGATTGAGTCCCATGATGTAGAATCCTATTAGCCCAAGGATTAGGGCCCCTACAAGCATCTTCAGCCAAAACCAGTACATTCCTATTGATGGGACAAATAAATCTCTCATATTGCGTTTTTGGTCATCTACTGCTCCACCCATAGGATCTGGGGTCTTATCAGTAGCAACCATGGTTGGCATTACTTGGACATCTGGTTGGGAGATCCCCTGACCAGGAAATAGATTAGCCACCATCTTAACTCCTAGTAAGGCTGCTCCAATGCCCAGAACTGAACAGAAGACCCAAGGAGAGACACCAGTAGTATTAACAGCAGGAGCAGAACCAAGCGTCTGCAGGGTCAAAAGAGTCATTCCCCACAAGCAAATGACAGCCCCCATAAATTTCGTTATTAAATCAATAAAATTCTTCATATTTCTCCTTATGTCAAAAATGGCTTTGGATTGATATACTTCCAACAGCCGGGGGTCCAGAAATGGGTTTGTGGACCTTCATCACAGAGTATCTCAGTTTGGTAGTGTAGATGTTTAGCTGTGCTTGTACCCGTAGAACCCATTAAGCCAATGATCTCGCCTTTAGCAAGCCTCTGACCATTCGCTAGACCCTTCCTAATGCATTCTAGGTGAGCCATGAAGTGAATATAGGAGTTCTCTCCATCATTGCCCAATAAAGCAATCATATTACCGTATTGAGAATGTCTACCACAGAAAATGATGCTTCCATCAACTGGAGCCACTATAATGAACTTAAAGGGCACATATCCTGGTAAGGGAGCAAAGTCTACTCCACGGTGAGGTTTACCTGCCAGAGATCTGCTTTGGAAGAAGGTAGTATTAGGGTAAGGGACCCGGAAACCCATTGTAACCTGAACTTTATCTTTATCTATTATTGGGTGCATTTGATACACTCCTTTCTAAAATCTATAGAAACAATATATTCCAATCAAACTAAGCATTCCATACCAAGCAACCCAAGAACTAACAGTCCAAAGAAAGTCATAAGGATCACAAGCATTAGTCAGCGGATTAGTCTTATTAAACTGCCCTAAGAGATCTAAAAGTTCTTTGATGAATGCCACTGTAACAACCACTTTGAAAGCCCCTAAAGGTCCTAAACCACAAAACCACGATACAAGAACTAGAACCATACCCATCCCAAAATGTTGCAACTTATCTTTTTTCATAAATCTCCTAATATAAACGAATTGCCACCAAAGAAGCCTCAGTGATGTCCATGGTTCCTGCCGTTGGCAGAGTTGACACGGCCCCCCATATCTGAAGGATATCATCCGAATTGGAAGTACTATAAATAACACCTGGAAGAGAGCCAAATCCGGCATTATCCACAAGCGTAGTCACTATTCCTAAAGTATATATTGTGCTTGAATTAGTAATATCTGCTGCCGTATTATTAGTCCTTCTTAATTTGAAGGTCACCGTCTCATTTCCTGCAAAGGTCGCTCCATTATATTTTCCCAGAACCCTTGGTAGCAACAAATAAGTTCCTGGCTTATCAAGAACCAAAGAGGGGTCCGTTGTTCCAAAATCAAGTAAAGCAGCAGTCTGGGTAAGAGCATAGGCGGTCCCAGAAGCATATACACTTAGATTATAACCCGCCTCATAAGCTGCCCACCTCCAACCACTATTTAGATAACTATACTGCCTATATGAACTTAAATCAGTATTATTGACTTGTATTTGTCTGCCTTCTGTAGGGAGCACTGCTGGATTCGCCCAGGCCCCTGTTTGTGTCATTCTCCTCACCTGAAGATCCGCATTAGGGGCTTTTAGAACAGCAAAGGCTCCGAAGTCAAGTCGATGCTCCAGGTTAGGATCTACCCCATAGGTTAATGTCAAATCCTGTAGTATTGGAGTATATAAACCACTAGAAGCATCGGCAAAAGTACCTTTAACTTGGATGAATCTCTTCTGGCTTAGTTGGGCAAAAGCCACTCCACTAGTAACCGCAAAGTAATCTGCTCCTGCCAGGCCTGCTTGAGTAGAGGCGGTTTTAACTTGAAAGGTAATAGCAGTGGAATTAGCTGTGACGGCTGTCCAATCTATCTGGCTAAAGGCATTTCCAGCACCAGAATCAAAGAGGGCTGCCGTAGTATCGGACTCTAAGACCCCATCAGAAGTATTAAAGGACGTAATAGCATTATAATATCTAAAGAAGTCTTGATGGTCTTCAACTGCTCCATCTCCTGTCGCTTTATAGGCAAAAGCCTCTAATTTGCCGGTTTCTCCCCCATAAGCATAGGTATAACAAGTTGTAGCATAAATAGTGCCATCAAAAGCCACACTGGTATTATTAGCCGAATTATTATTCGAGATGGTCACTAAATGGAAGTTAGTATCAACTACTGGACCAGTAGCTATCTTTCTCCAGGTAGTGCCAGACTGTACTGCCCATATTGTGTAATTAGTGCCATCACTCCGAATTTGTACCCAGTTTATTTTGGTTCCATCATAAATAGTCCAAGTGGAGCCACTTGCATTACCATTCTCCAGAGTGTATGTTCCGGGTACATCAAATTTGACTAAAATGCTGGCAGACCAAGTATTATCCGCAGAGCCCCCATTCAACCAAGATGCTTTCTCAAATCCTGTGTAGGTAGAAGGGAGTCTCCTAACCTGCCCTGCCGGGTTAATTTCAGTAGTAGAGTAGCGAATAGCCCAGTCTGTAAGATTATCAAATAATTGCTCAGTAGTAGGAGAGGGTTGATCTAACAGTAACCAACCATTTGTTCCAGTCGTACTGGCAATATTTGTATGCTGCAAATTGGTCCTAGAAGACCAGTAGGTACTAGACCAATCATATGTTTTACCTTTTCCAAATGTAATAGTGCTCATTTATTCATAAACCCCTTTAATAAAGAGTGTGGTTCCACCATTGAAGAAGATTGCTCCCTCTTCAGCATTTGTATCTCCATCTACATTTAAGTTCTTGGAGGTAATCTCATAAGCTCCTGCTTCCCAATTACCGGTTAATGGAGTTGTTCCATCTTTTTTGAGATAGCCTGTTAAATCTGAGGCCAGTGCAAAGGAAGTAGCATGTAACCCATCTAATTTATCAACATCTCCTGCTAAAGTAATAGTACCAGAGACTCCCCCACCTATACTATCATAAGATGAATTTAGTGTGGCTCCTGCAGTAACTTCTAATACATAGGGGACTGCCGGATTATCCGGATCAGGAAAATAGTTATAGGAGCTATGAAGCACCCCTCCGATCACCCTAATGTGTGGAAGTGGAGCAGGAAAGGTGCAATGGGTAATATGGTGTGTTCCCTGAGCTACCTCCACGCACCACCCTGTATTGCCTATCCAAGAACAGGACTGGAAATGGGTGTCGGCGCAAGTGAGCACTAAGGTCCCTAAATGGACCGCAGCAATTATAGAAGAATCACAACTAAAATTGCAATGATCCAGATAGATAGTTCCTTCAGAAAGATTTCTAAAACAGCCCCCGGTTAAATTAGCATTGGTTCTCCTAAAATGAATATTACCAATAAATCTGGCACCTGTTCCAGCCAATACACTTAAAGTTGATTCTGTATCCACCAACGATGTTGCAGAATAGACAATCTGGGTATCAAAAGAGGAGCCCAATCCCACCAAGCTAATCCCATCTGGTAATACAACTTTTTCGGCATATAACCCAGGGGCCACTAAAATTAGATAAGGATTAGAGGCTGAGGCATCCGTTATTGCTGCTATGGCGGCGGATATGTTATCAAACTGCCCTCCCTGCTTAGCTACAAATCTCACTCCCTTCACATGCCCAAATAACCCAGCCCATTCCATTCCACCTTGGGGATTAGTAGTTAAAATCTGACCGGCTTTACCATAGCTAACATCTGGGATAGATCCAAGTTTATTAACATATAAACTCTCAAAGAATGGCTGATACTTACCTGATCCCAAGAAGTCACTAATCTTCTCCAGGGCGTCCTTTACTGAGGGATGTACACTTGGAGGAAAAGGGCCTATATCAATATAGTTATTGTCTGCCATTAGCTTTTGCTCCCATATTGTTTATTCCATTCATCTGGAAACATCTTTCTTTGTAGATTCTCTTCATAAGCCTGATTCTTGGCCGCTTTAGGCATTTCACCCATAGCTACTAGATTTCCGGGTAAAGCAGATCTCCCCTCACGTTGCTTTTTAAGGTCTTCTAGCTTCTTTCTAGCCCCTTCTTTCAACCTTCTCATAAAGTCATCCTTTTCTTCGGGGGTTAAAGTTCCTTCTCTTTGCTTCTTCATTATTGACTTCATAGCACTCTTTGTATCTGAAACTGTACCTCTCATTGATTGTGTGGTAGTTTTATCAAAGAGATCCAAGTCGATCACATAGAATTTGGCCCCAACGCCATAGTCTACAGCAACCATCCAGGGCTTCTGTAAAGCATTCTCCCCTTGAGCGGTAACTAAGCGTCCATTTAACCTACTTAACCCTGGTAGTACTGACATAGCAGATTTACCAAGGATTCTCTTAGTTTTCTCTTCCGGGAGTATCTTTTCAAGGCTAGTTGTATAACCCTCTTGACCGGGAGCTGCTCCTGTAGTTAATTGGGTAAAAGCCCCCAATAAAGGATTATTAACCACTCTTGATATATTCTTACCAACAGAGTCGCCAGTCTGTGGGATCAACCCACTAACATTTGATAAAGGCAGGGCAGAACCAATGCTCATTATCATCACTTTATTACCTTCCCTGCTCACTGGAATCCACTGCTGATCTCTTATATAAGAAGGTATAGCCCGAACTAGTTTATTATAGGTCTCATCCTGGATTTCCAACTTCTGCTTGGCAAATTCTCTAGCTAAATTAGGCATCTGGACTGCCACAACTGCCCGAACCGGTTGATGAATTGCTCCACCGATTAGCTGGGTCCTGATGGCTTCATTGGTAAACATAAAGAAAGGGGAGATGGTCCCCTTCATTAATTGAGCAAACTTGGAAGGGTCATCATAGTAGGGAGTCATATCACGGGTAAATTTAGCCGCATTACTATAGGTTTCTCCCTTTCTTAACTTCTGATTAAAGGTAGCTAATTTTGTCACATCATCAGGAAAAGACCATGCCAATTTTAATCCTTGAACCGGGGCTTTCGCAATAGCCCCCAATATCTCAAATAGTGATCCACCTTTTGGCTCATTATCAGCAAGCCACTTCATCAAAGTTTCATTCCTAGCAAAATCGGTATGTATAACTTTATTTTTAGTAGCTTGTAGGTATAGTCTATCCTTCTTGATAATAGACTTAATGGCTCGCAATACATCTTGGGGTTCTGTTCCTGCCACCCATAGGAAATATGCGTCAGCATAAACATTCCGAGCTTGCCCACCGGGACTGCCCACGGTTAAGCCTGTTTTAACAGGTTGATATATCCACTGATCTGCAGCTTTAAAGGCTTGGGCCACAATATTATTTGCTGAATCCTTAGCCGGGATTAGTTCATCTAGTAGCTGCTGCCTCACATATTTATCACTTAAAGCACCAAACTGGGGGTCTTTGGGCATCTTTAAAAATCCAGGGGGAGGCAATTCTTTTCGTGTTTCTGGTATATCATTTACTGTATATTTATTACCTTTGGGGTCCACATAGGTATCCATAACTTCCAGCGGATTATACTTTATATGTGCTGATTCTTTAGCTTTCTTTAAAATATCTATTTCTGATCGAATCTTTTGCATTCGGGCAAATCCTACTTTGGCAGTACTCACTGTTTTATTAAGAACATTTAGCTCAGTCTCAAGTTTGGATATTTTATTACTATATTGAGCCACTTCTTTATCTAACACAGATTCAATAGGTTTTAAGTTAAGTTCCTTAATGGCTTGGGTGAGTGGTAAATCTATTCCTGCCGGACCCTTTATCGCTTTAACTGTGGAGGGGAGAGGTATATCTTTTGGGGAAAAAACTAAATTTGGGTTCTGGGACCACTTATAATACAACTGCCCCCAAGTCTGGTTATTCTTCTGAACTCTTAGCGTCTCATATACCTTAGCTGCAGGTTGAGTTACTTCTCCCAGCAAGTGAGTTCTAATATACTCTGGAATATTCTCCCTATGCTTTAAGGACCCTCCACTATAGGAAATAGCTTTAATCTTCCCTTTATCAAAAATAGGAAGCATCTTCCCATTTAAGGTTTGCTCGATAATTCCATCAGCCTCTAAGGGAGACAGACCTTGTTTTGCTAACCCTTGCTTTACAATAGCCAAATCATTGGAATCTGGTTTCCAATCTATACTTTTATCAAAAAGTTTATATTGTCTATGAAAATAAGGTTCAACTCCAGTTTCCAGCATTTTAATCTCTGGGAATAACTCTGATACTTTTTCAGTTCCTATCTTTATTTTATTGAATATCTTTGAGGGAATTGGGCCTTGTCCGGCAGCCACATCTAAATTGATGCTTTTAATAACCCCTCCAACTTCCTTTGAGACTTTAACAGGAGTTAAGGCATTTCCAAAAACATGTTCTCCCATAGCTGAAACAGGAGCATTAGCCGGGAATAGAATCTTAGCTTGTTCAGGATAGTTCTTAGCTAAAATATCTCGCAAAGACTGACTAAAAGAGGTCCCTTTGTTTGTGGCATCTTGAATTATATTTAATTCTTTAATTGGGGTTTTTGCCACTAAAGCATCTATTTGCTGTGTTAAATTGGCTTTTTTGACAGGGTTTTTCAGGAGATCCTCATGGATAATTTGCCATGCGGCCCCATCGGGAGTTGCTGTTGCTACACTTTTAGCTCGCTTGGAAGCTAGAATTGCATTGACCTCTTCTTGCCCTTTAGCCTTCATTAGATCATCAGATAGTCCTAATTCTGATAAATCTGATCCCGGGGCATATTTCCCTGTTAAACCAGCTTTATAAGCAGCTTTCTCCATATCGGCCCATAAAGGGGTTTTAGAGGCTAGATTGACACCAGCCATGCCAAACATCACTACATCACTAAAGAAAGCGTCCCATTCATAAGTTCTATAGTCATTAAGGTTCTGCCTGGATTTTTCAGCCCAATAGCCTATTTGTTCCTTCTGCTCTGGAGTTGTATGTCTTGAAACCAGGGGGTTTATCATGGTTTGCAACTGAATATCTGTGGACATAGTTGGCTCAATCCAGTGCTGGTAGAAGTCTTTTCCTATCCCCAGTAAAGCATTCTTCATCAATTCAGAGTTTCTTTCGGCACCTTTCCCTGGATCGAAAACCTGTTTACCATTGACATCTATATAGTCATCGGCTTGGGGTTTGGCATTTTCTAATAAGACGTGAGCAATTGAGCCAACACCTTTTCCCATGTTCCACGCAGCAGACCCTCCATGAAAACCAGCCAAATAGGGATGTAGGATTAAGTCATTAAAGGTCCCTTTATATTCCCCATAGTTTGTTAAGGTGGAGCCTATTTTCTTCAGGTCTTTTGTCTCTATCCCAGTCTTTAGATCATTAATAAAGCTAAAGAAGTTCTTTTGACTAGTCTTTGGGCCACTATACTCAACTTCTTGAATAGAATCCAGCTTTAAAGCATCTGGGGTCTCAGTTGGGGCTCCATTAGTAGGTATAGTAGTGCTCTTCCACGGTTTAATTAGTGGGTCCGCATTTGTTTCAATGGGAGTAGAAGGCATAGGGGCACTTATAGCAGCCGGTTGACTTGGCTGTGTACTTGGTATACCATTTTCTTCTCTCTTCCAAGGTTTAATTAATGGATCAAATACCATTAAAAGCTCCAAATAGTATCATTAATTTTTCTGTACCCAAGAGTACCATAATAGGACTCCATTTCTTCGGGAATAACATTAATATTTCCAGTGTTATCAATTACAGAAATCTGCCTGCCGGACAGGGTAAATTTCAAGGTAGCTCCGCCTGCTGGATTGGGTCTCTCCACTTTTTGTCCCTGTAATTCGGGATCAAAGGGAGGATCTCCTACTCTTTCACCTTTAACTGACATAGCAGCCAACGTCTTAGCCTGTGGGGTATTGAATTGGTACTTCCCACCGGATAAGTCTTTCAGATTTAAGAAGCGGTTTACTTCTTTATTAAAGTCTTTAACATTCTGGTCAGAGGAAGGTTTATACACATAATAAGTACCTTTGTCTACTGTATCAATGCGGGTAGCTCCTTCAAAGTTAGTCTTAGCTACCTTAGCCCCCTGAACTGCTAAGGACTCCACATCTTTACCATACCATAGCTTCTCTGAAGCATCTCCAACTTTAAATACTCCACGGTCTTCAATTAGTTTTTGTCCCGGTTTAAGTTTAGATTCAAATTGTTTTCTCTGCTCCCAATACTTAGTCTGGGACTTTAGTGGATCAGATGGAGAATTGGCCCAACGGGGATTGGCGTCAACCTCACCAGTCATGGGGTTAGGTGGATCAAGGACCTGCCCTTTCTTGGCTCCCTCTGTTTCATTCCAGAGTTTAACTTTGGCCTCAGCATCCTGTATCTTTCTAGCCAAGGCTTGTTTAGCGAGTTGATCTTTCAGATACTGTCCAGCATATTCGGCTCCAGTATTTACTATTCCGGCCCCAGCATTAGCAAACTGGTCGGAAGAACTATAAGGTTGGCTCACTGCAGTTTTTAAGGCAGCGGCACCGGCAGCAAGGGGATTGCCACCACTAGCCACAAAAGTAGTTCCGGCAGAACCCAGAACTCCACCAATATTCAATCCTGGTTTATTTGCAGCGGCAACATTGCTAGCTACATTCTCCTGCTTGGCAGCCTGTAAATTGGATTGTAACAGTTGCAACCTTCTAAAAACTTCAGGGTCTTGCTGAAATACCATTTAGGCCACCTTTAAGTAGAGTGTATATCCATCTTTGGAAACTATATCTGTAGGAACGAAACCTCGCAGGGTTGCTCCCCTATCTACTCCCTCTCCCTTATAGCTTTCATATTGAATGCCCTCATTGGTAGTCCCAGATAATCTTCCTGGGGTCGCAGCAGCCCAATTTTTAAAATTAACTGGTGCTCCAAAAACCTTAGTAGTTAACTCTCCAGCTCCAGAAGCAACCCTATCATATTTATCAATGACTCCCTGTATATCCTTAGTAGCCTGGTCCCATTTAGAAGAATCGGAGGCCGCTAGAATGTTCATAGCATTGGTTACTTTGGTATTATCTATGTCAGAAAGATAGTTTGTATAGGCTTTTATCTTCGGTTCATATGTTCCCAAGAAAGAAGCAACTTGCTGTTTTTCAGCTCCAACGGTAGGTGCTTCTTCAGCAGGTGCTTCTTCAGCAGGTGTTTCTTCAGTTGTGGGAGATTTCCTTAAGTAGGAATCCACCTTATCTTTATTGGCTTCATAAAGGTCCTCAAGATTCTTTTGAATCTTTTGGGCAGAATCCATACCCTTTTGGGCCCAAGATCCCACAGGCATTAGTCCTAACTCATTTAAGGCTTTCTCAATAGATCCATAATCCAAGGTGCTCCCAGTAGAAGCAGGTCCAGCACTTCCTGAGGTATTTTGCCCAGGTAAAGCAATTACACTCCCAGTTCCATAAATCTGCCCTTTAAGATATTCAATTGATTGTTCATATTGATCCTTAGAAATATCTCCGTTAATATAGGAGTTATAAAGACTCGAAAGAGATTGATAATAAGCAGAGTCTTTTTGTGCCTTTTCAGCAGCAGCGGCCTGTTCTCTGGCAAGGGCCTGAGATTCAGACTGTGACTTAGCTGATAAATCATACTGTAGTTTGGCTAAAGTAGGGGCTCCGGCCCAAGTACCAGTTAATTGAGCCTCATTCATGGCTCTTCCTTGACCGGATTCATTAAGTTTGGCATACATATCAGAAAATGCCCTAGCGGCATCGGTGGTGTTTGCGGACATAACCTGCCCCATACCACCCCAGCCTTGTAATCCTTCATTGGCTAACTGCTCTGGCAATTTAGCTGTCGCAGCAGCGGTGTCTCTCTTTAAAGTATCTAAGGTACTAATATCAGAAGCATTTAGATAGTTATCCTTCCCTGCTTGAACTGTGGAAGCACCTCCATAGTTCTGCATTTGTTTTAATTGATCTCTAAGTGCTTTTAATATTGGGTTATCTTCATCAAGTGTGTCAGCCATGTTATCCTCCTAAAATGATCCTCTTTGGTCTATATCTACTAATCCAGCCAAATAAATTTCAAATGGTTGGTCAATGGAATTGTTCTCAAATTTTAATTGAATTGTTTTATAATCATTTACTCCAAATAAAGTATCCGAAATATTATAAGTACTGTGCGAAGAAACCTGAGATAGAGTTAATGTTGATATGGCGGTTGAATCACCATCTATATAAGAGTAGAGTGTTAGATTATTTGGGGTGCTTTGCCCCTTCACCCACAGATCAACAAAGAAGCTCTCTTTCTTAGCATTGAGGCCATTGGCAATTAACTTGGTAGTAAAGTTTGCACTAATAGCTGCGCCATTATCATTAGTCCCATTATCTAACTGAAAGACAAAGCCATTGGCAGTTGAGCTGCCTCCAACTAAAATTTGAGAGGAATCATAATCCAAAAGTGCTATTGAGCAGGCAGGAATATCTGTAACTGGATTCCACTTGATAGGGGCCGTAGGAAACCCAGTAACATCTGCAGTTAAAATAACACTTGTGGTATCTGCGGTCCCAGTATTGTAGGTCATTACCAACTGGTTATTCTTGGCATAGTAAACACATTCTATCCGGTCCATAATAGTGGCATTTAAAGCATCCAGCGTAGTGGTAATCTTATCTGAGACCGGAGTAGCATCATAACCATCAAAAGCATACATTCTCTTATCAGAGCCTAGGAATAAGATGTATCCATTAATCTCCACCACTGATTTATTAGCAGCAACACCAATATTCTTAACAACCCTTTCTTTAAATATGAAAGGGACATAAGAAGCTGAGGCTCCAACATATGTAATCTGGTGGATAGATTTAGAAGTTGAAACGTAGCCTTTATCTTTATAAGTAAATTGAGACGTTATACCATTGGATCCATCTGGAGACCAAAATTTAATATTAATTACACTGTAAGTTAAAGGATCATCAAATTCAGACCAAATAGTCGCAAATGGATAAGGGGCTGCAGCGGCTCCACCGGCTAAGGCGGTAGCAGATAAGGTAGTAACATACCCAGTCCCATTATTACCAATATCTAATTCTGGGTATACTAGGGCCGTGGCAGAAGCATTAGCTAATACCGCAGACCTAACATCATTGGCAGTTTTACTATTGGCATAATAAGTTACTGTGATAATATATGGGTCTCCGGCTGTTCCGGAACCAGTCACAGCAGAGGAACAGACTCCAGTATCTCCACCAGAGGCATAGGCAATCTTAATATAGTTTCCATTTACTCCGGCAGTCACTGCGGTGTATTTAATATCATTATCCAGCCCATCTAAGGAGGCAATTAAAATAGCAGGATAAGCCACACTGACATTGGAAAAGAAGGTTCTAAACCCAAAAGTATTAACAAACTTAGCCAATGTTGGTCTGGCTGTTGAAGAAGACAGGGAGGCCAGAGTTGCAATATTCCCAGACCCATTCCAAGAGTAGGGCTCATTTACCCCATTGGTTAGCATCATTCTAGAACCTAATGCAGCATAGGACCATTTGGCAGTAGTATCGAGACTTGAACCAATAGAATCCCAGGTACCATCGGGCCTATTAGAAGTGTAGTCCATCTTATAGACTGAGCCGCCAGAAGCAGCAAAAGCATAGCGGGTTGAAGCTAAAGTAAACATTCCCACATTTTGTGTGGTAGTTGCTCCAACCGTAGTTCCATTTAACTTCGTAAATCCATTTCTCTTTCTAATGGCATTCCCATAAATTTCCACATTCTTTCCAGCGGAAATCTCAGTGTCTTCCAGCATAAGACCTTTGTCTTTTTCGTTTAAACCACCATTAAAGGAGTAATATTTAATTTGGTTGGACATCATCATTCTTCCTTATTGGAATGCTCTTTCTCCACTCAATTCTTAAATCTTCATCGGGCTTGGTATCTGTGACTCCTTCTTTCTTGAGTAACTCAGAGATTCCGGCCTCAAAGTCTCTTTCATACCCATTAGCAATATCAAACTCTTTTCGCAGTCTGAAATAGTCAGCGGTGACACCATTCACTAAGATTTGAACCCTAAATTCATTAGGAATCAAAATAGTACTAGTATCATCAGCAATGGCCGTGGGATGTGAGTAATAGTAAAGAGTAACCGAAAGAGCCTCACTGGGCGCAGGATGAATGGCGATATATCCTGGCACCGGATAATAATAGTGTGTAGGGGATGCTCCAGTCCCAGAACGTAAGGGATCAGATTGTAGTACGGATTCCTGAGTTGCATACTTTAAAATATTACCAGAAGCGGTCACTATTTTAATGGTATCAAGGAAAGAACTTGGTAATGCCGCCATATAACCAGTTCCTCCGGTGGTGAAGGACAGGGTGCTTGTAGTAGCATACTTAGTAAAAGGCCAATCTGCCCTACTCACTACCTTTAAATATCGATCATTCAACCAATGAAGCAGATAACCAGCAATAGTAGTGTTCGGGTTATTAATCCGCTCCTGTATCCTGGTGATTAAATCTGTTTTATTTAGATTTATTTCAGTCATTTTACATCCCTTTAGTTGTTAATTCTACTAGCATTTACAGTAGGGGCTTCATTCTTAGCATCAAGATAGACCTGGGCAACCTCAATTAGTTTGCAGGTCTCAGTTGTAGTATTATAAGCCATACAAGCCGTATTCTCACAAACTATCCCAGCGGCACCATTATTTTTGAACGGACATTTATTAGTCGGAACTGCCATTTTATTTTCCCCCTTTATTTTGTTCTGTATAAGCTGTTTCTTGTGGATCATCAGCAAACTTATACCAAATCAACTTACCATTTTGAGAGACACATTCACTAACTGGAACAAAGAAGCCACTTCTAGCACATACTGTCCAAGGAGCCTTTTCTGGATATAATTTATTATTTTCTTTCATTTCTTAACTCCTAAGAGGGGGGCTGATTAGGCCCCCCGATAGAAACTAAGCAATCGTGACGAAACCGCCCTCTGGGGCAGTTCCGGCAGTCGCAACATCTGATGCGCAGTTTACAACACAGGAGCTTGTACCCGTAACATCATAAGATTTAGTTGCTCCCATAACAACACAGTCTCTAACAATCGTCGATGTGGCTGTATCAATATCCATACCAACAGCCAGGGCCCCAGTAATGTTCACTCTCTGAATTAGGCATTTAACCACGGATCCATCACAATCAATACCTGCATCAGCAGAAGCAGCATCTCCAAGGTCAATTTTAACATCTTCAATCGTAGAACGTAGCATTGTTCCACGGATTTCGATACCATCGGCATCAGTGTGATTTAAGCAAATCTCGACATTTTTAATGGCGATATTTGACACACTTTCACCAGTATCCGAAACCACAATCGCTCCACCACCACTCTCCATAGTAAGTCGCAGGTTTTCCAATCGAACCTTAGAGGCTTGGATTTGGAAAATAGCTCCAGCACTAGAAGTGAGTCCAACAGCCGAACCTGTTTGAACGTCAAATGCGGGAAGTGAAACAATAGAGACCCCATCTTTGAGAATTACCAACGTACCGGAAACAGTAAATGATTTACCGATCAAGGCAATCACATCGCCTCTTCCACTGACACAGTTGGCATAGGCATTAGCCAGGGTTGTTGGATATGAAGCATTCAACCCAGAGTTAGTACCAGAACCATCATTGCCATCAACGAAAAAGACTTTGCCACCAGTCATTGGGGCGCAAGGAACGCCGGAGACATTTATATTAGACATTTGGCTTCCTCCTTATTTACCTTCAGCACCATAGAGACCTCTCCAGTCACAGACACCACAACCAAAGCGATTGTAGGTTTGAACAATCTGGTCCAAGGTCATATCGGCAGCAGTCGTAATAGACAGTTCAGGCATTTCTGAACTACCTTTACCAATGAACATCACATGGGTGTGTTCATCCGCAGCCAGATACCAAGAATCATCATCAGTCAGGAAATCATTAACAACAAGCTGCAATTTCCGAGAATTAACCCAGTTTGAAGTGTTGTTCGCAGATTCCGGATCCAACGCCGATTGCAACAGTTTATAAGCTGTTGGTTCTAAAGCAGCCGGAACGATAAGTTTGGTCGGTGTAACCAAGATCTTTTTACCCTGGTCATCAACGGTTCCTCTCATCGCAACTAAAGCAGCTTCAAGGGTGGCAAGAGACAAATCAGCATTCACATAGTTTGAAGCACTACCGGCAACCAAGGGATGGTCTGAAGCAAATAATGCTTTAGCATCCGCCAGGGCCGTTGTGAAACCATTATTGAAAGTATTCGCTGCCGAAACTTCCATAGCTTCTCGGTGGGCTTTGCCTAATGCTTTCGGGGCCTGATCAATGATGTTATAAAGATCATTGTCAATAGCCTCTTTTGAAACCTTATAGTAGTTACTATAGGCATAAAGCGTCCAGCTTGCATCATACATCTGGGACATAGTATGCTCGGTCGCAGCCACAGTTTCAGCCTTAGTCGTTGCTTTCGCAAAAGACGAAATCCTGCTCATGCGAGGAGTATACTCTTTGGCTTGCTCAACCCGGCAAATATCTCTATATTGGACCGGTTTGGCCTGCCATTCATCAAATTGAACTTTTCGATAGATCGGCGTTATCAGATCAGAGAACGTCGATGTTGACATGGTACCCATTTATTATTCCCCCTAATTTACTTTTGGAACATTCATAGTTGTTCCAACCTTATAGGAATCAATAACTTCAGGTGTTGCCCCTTTTAATGGATCTGGGACAGCATTCCTGAGAATTGTTTGTTCCAAGGTTTTTTCTTTCTTCTCTTTTCTACGTTCGATCTGCATTTCAATCGGACGTGCATAAAGCACCATGTCCCGGTAGGTAAAGGTAGTTCCCTCAGTTGCATCATTATAACCAACTGATAATTCTGGGAAATCTTCCTTTGTGGCTACCACATAGCCATGATATTTTGCCGCCTGACCATTAGCAGATCGAAACCATCTAAACTCTTTATCTTTATATGACTCTGAATTAATAATATCCAGTGGTCCTCGTTCCCTTTTCATTCTATTTCCTCCCTTTAAACTTGAGGTAATCGTCCACATTCATCCCATATTCTTTGGCGATACGTTGCTCTTCGGAAGAGAGTGACTTAGACACATTAGCCGGACTTGCCGGGGTGATGTCAAGGTTCCCTTGCTTAGATGCTGGCTTTGCAGCCTTTTCCAGATCGCCTCTCAATTTTTCATTATCTAACTTCAACTGCACCGTCTCACAAGCAGCTAAAACCTGTGCTGTTGATAAACCCTTATTGGCCATTTCTGATACAACAGATTTGTAAAAATCTGAAGTATTATCCGCCATTCCTGGATAGCTTTTAACCATCTCAGATTCTAACTTCTTTTCAGTCTGGAGATTATGAAATGTATCACGGGCTCTCTTGTCGGCTGCCGAAAGCACTCTATTTTGAAACTCTGAGAAAAACTTTACTGGATCTTCAGTGATCTTAGAGGCAATCTCTTCATCTTTCAAAAGGGCAGATTTATCTTCCTCTTGAGGAACTCTGGCTTCTAAGTCTTTAAGTTTGGCTCTTGCCTCACCTAATTCATTGGCAAGTTTACCTTTGTAAGTCTCATTGTTTTTGTGCTTATCAAGCAACTCTGTGTGCTCTTTAGTGATCCTTTCATATTCCGATTTATAATCAACTTCTGCCTTCACTTCTTCCACTTTAGATTCGGGCGCAGCTGTCCTAACTACTGGTTCAGAGGCCGGGGTAACTGCGGTGGCGACATCTTTATTTTCTACGTCCATTTTATAACCTCCATTAGAAATCTAACATTTTAAGTTCATTGATAACATCCTGGTAAGCACGGTTTGCTATAGCAGATTTTATCGCTGAAAACTCAATATCTTGGAGATTAGGGGCCCTATTAACACTTCCTTCTAAGGTGCTCCTATTCTCTTCTATCCATAATCTTAATTTACTAAGCAGCCATTTAGCCACTCTGCCACTTTTAAAGTTGGCTAGTTCTTCAATGAACTCTTTGGACTCTTCTAACTTTTCGAGTTCTTCTCTTTCCATTTATCTACCTCCCATATTTTTCATTGGTTCGGCTTGTACCATTTGAGGATTTAAGGCATCCTCTAAACCACCAGGCAAAGTTGAGAGCGCATTGGCTTCTTGTCCTGGCAGGGCCACATTTGGAGCTGCCGGGGCTTGTTTTTTAAGTAGCTTCAACATATCTTTGCCCTGACCCAATCCTTCTAAATACCATTTCCTTATTTCAATCGGATCCATAAAAGGATCCAATGCAAATAGATTATAAATATCTTGCCTTTCTTTTCGGGCAATAACATCTTTCTGCATCTGCAACACGCCCTGTGGCACAAAATCAAAGTCTCCAAAAATATCTTCTTGGGTGACCGTAACTGCTTCCCCTTCTGGGTTAATTTTTAGTTGCACTTCAGGGGGCATATATTGGAGGATTAGGGAGTAGAACATGCGGAGAACCCAGGTAACATAGTCTCTTTCTAGGCGGGTAGCAAGAACTTTAATATCTGTTCGGGCCTCTGAGAGTAGTTGGGAGACCTCATAAGCAGTAGTACCACTACCAGATTTCTCACCTTGGAGCGTAGCTTCCGCTCCAGTCATTCCCTGCATTTGCTTAGTTAATCTATCAACAACAGCAAAACCGGGAGCCACAAAGTTAGCAACCGCCAGTCTTTCTGGTTTAGAAGAAGGGCCACCAGAATAAGGGATTACTCCGTTTGGTCTCCATCTTAGATCAGATTTCTTAACTCCTGAACTGGTGTCAACCAACCACATTTGGTACATCAGGGAGGTCTTATTATCCATTACCTGATTGTGGCTATCATTTAATTCAATTTGCTGTGTATAGATCAATTCGGCAATACTTGTCCCAAAACCATCCTGGTCCCGCTCATGCAAAATGACCTTCTGCATTGGGAACTTTCCATGCCAGAAAGGATTCTTTTGAAGTCTGATACAGGTTTTGGTGGTCTTCTCAACCCAGGCTTCGCAAATACAAGGGTACCCAGTATCATTCAAATCAAAGTGTAACCAGGCCCGAATCAATTCAATATCTACCCCAGTTAGTTTTTCCTGTTCTGTTTTTGCACTATATACTTTCTCTTTTAAAGCATTATAATCTTCTTTCTCAATAACACCATCTTCATACATCTTGGTGATTCTAGACCACGATTCTTTGCAATCTATAGTAATACAGGACATCTTATCTACATCTTTAATGCCTTTGTCCCAAACAACCTGCCCATTATAAAGCAGTCTTAGCTTTGGTCTATCAAAAGAAGTAGGCTTTCCCTGTTCCAAACTAAACTCTTTTTCCTCTTTTATTTCTGGTTTCTCAATCGGAATACCCAAAACATGTTTCTTTCCAGTGTAGTCTTCTTTCTTAGTAATCTTAGTCTTGCTATTAATTCTGCTTTCAAGACTCATGTCCCAATAAGCCTCTACCCAAACAGTCCCCCTCTGAGATAGGGATTTTAAAAGCCGGTCTGTAATTTTTCCTACTTCAGCCTTATCCAGGGACTCATCGCTCAGTTTATATACATTCAGAGACTTCTCAGAATCTTTAGGATTGTTTCGGGCCACAACCTCAAACTTCTTAGATCCAAATCCCCAGATAATATCATAGAGTCGATCTGCTATTGTATCACATTGTTTCTTGGTTTCACCAACAAAGATTTTAGCAAAGCCATCATAATAAGATTCATTCCTCTGACCATTATAGTGCCCGATGAATTTTAATTCATCGGCAACACGGGCATCAATATCTGGTTTATGGTCATCAAAGAATTTTACCACTATATCTGATACCTGCTTTTTCTTTTCGGCTAACTTAGACTCTTTCATTGAAATCTCCTTTTAACAAAACCAGTTGATTTATCTATGGGATAAAGCTCTTCAGACCAAATTGAGTCTTCATTTCTAAAATCTTGCTGCACCGTATCCATGGTAGAATAATTATTAAGAACTATGTAGCGTAAGCAATCCATAATGTCTTCATAATAATTATCTTCCAAGGGCATTCCGGTTTTATCCCGAACATACCCACCACTCATTGCTTCAACTAACAAAGGACACTTATGTCCATTTACATAAAAACCGGGCGTTCCATCCGTTCTCTTTAAAAGTAAATAGCTAATTAAGTTGATGGCTCTTTCCCGTGAATGCTCTCTGGCAGCCGGGTAGATACCAAAACCATTCAGCACTTCAATGGAACATCTCTCATCTTTGTCTCCCCGTTGATAACCAGCAGGATCGGCAAAGTCTTTCCACTCTAATTCTATAGGTTTCCCATTATGATCTAACTTAGTAGGGAACTCTTCTCTACAAACAGCTAAAACTTTCTGAATGAAAGGTTGTAGTACAATGTTGTTCACCACGATTTCTTTCAAAACACAAAGTCTATCTTGAGTATCCTTTTGGGCTATCAAAACCCTGGGTCTATTTCTACCAAAATCCCAACTTCTTAATAAAGGTCGATAAGCATTATATTCTAATGGTCGGTCATGCAAATTAACATTAAAGTCTGGGTAGACCGGAGTTCCCTCAGTTCTTGTAAAGTTAATCTCCATCTCTCTTTCCCAGCGATCTGTAGGCATGGAGGCCATGGCTTTTTTAACCCAGGACTCAACTCTTTTTTCGGGATGGGCAGTGTAATGAAGTCTCAGGACATGAAACCCATTAGCGCAATCCCATTCTTTAATTCCTTCACTCATAGATTCCTAAAATAGATCCCTGCTCCATAACCTGGTAATCTGTATCTGGAATAGGTACCCCAATAAATTTCTTAAAATAAACAGTCTGCCCTTCTTTTAATGGATAGACAACTCTTGGGCCAACTGAAATAACGGTCCCAATTTGGAACTGCTGGTCATAAATAGCAAAATGATTGGCCCGATAGCCATTTGCCTTTTCCGGCATTATAAGGGTAACTCCCCCAACTTTGCGCTCTTTTTCTGGATGGGCCTCAACTATCACCTTGGTTCCTAAAGCCTTTAACACTGATTGCCTCCATCTGAAATTGTTTCATAAAAGGACTCTTTTCCATTAGGAGTCGAGATTAAGATAATCTGGGACCCGGACTGAACTATCGGCATTATCGTGGTTAAAGTATCTCTTAGGAACCTTTGCATGGCGGCCTCATCAATCACAACGATAGAAGCAGCTTTTCCCCGAAGTTGGTTAGCTCCAGAGGCTACCCCCATAATAGCGGAACCAGATGTTCCAAAGTGTAGGGTTGGAGGAGACTTAATTACCCTAAATTGGGGATCTTTGAGTTCCTCCGGTAATGAGTCATAAATGAACTGGACCCTAGAAAGCATGGAATCAATAGGATCGCCAAAACCACTTTCTGACTCTTTTTCCTTTTGAATGTAAATGTTGGCCCCTTTCTGAAAAAGGGCATACCACAGACAAAAGGCGCAAGCAACCCAGGAAACCATTAATTGCCTGGATTTGGGAATTGCCAGTTGTTGATAGGATCCTAAGCAATCAACTAATTTTTCAATGTACAGATACCTGGGTATTGTGGCCTGGACGTTTTTATAAACAAAGTCCAATTCGGTCAAGGCGTCCCGGTCCTTGCTTTCCCGGCCTTCCCTAAGTTCTCTCTTTCTGAACCGAGTTTGGCAGTATTCAAAAATAAAATGTTTAGCATCCCTTTTAGCCAATTCAAGGGACACTAAGCGTTTCAGTTCTTGGGGGTTCATTCCTCCCAAGGCGTCATTTTTCAAGTTTCTTCTCCGGGGTTTTAAACTTACTCAAAGCATCAAACATCTGTTGGAGTTTAGTGGTTTCTACCCCACTGAGTATAGTTAAGGTGTTATTGGTCACGGAAGGGGTATTTGGGTCTGTTTTGGGTGAATTAGCGGAAGGCATTCGGCCTTCGAGTCTCTCTAAGAGTTCCCCGGCCTTAATCTGGTCTGTAACTTTGATTTGGCTAAAATCGATGGGTTTGCCTAAAATCTTCAAAAGGACATCTTTGGTAATACCGGCTTTCTTGGCCTCAACCAGCTTGAAATACTCCAGGTGACGATATATCAACCGCTCCGGAATGCCTGTTTCATCAGCTATGTCCTTGACCGATTTATCCCCTCTAATATAGGCTTCTTCCATGAGGGTTTTTTTCTCTTTGTCAACAGTCTTACAAAAGGTGCATTGTGCCATGTGCCGTTTATGTGGATTTTTCTTTCGTCCCATTATAACCTCTTTTTATAATAAAAATTTATTAAAAATTTCGCCGTTCCCAAATTTAAGCCTAACCACGCCAAATTCTACCATCTTCATTTTTTATAATAAAAATAATAAAAATCAGGGGCCTTTCTATATTTCCCACTAAATAAGATACCCTAGCCACCCATCTGGGGGGTGAGGGGTTATCTTCTCTAGTATATAAGGACTAATAAGCATATAAGCGGCGAGATAAGGTCTAAGTTACTTTCGCCCTATAGTTCAGGGTCGCCATATCCTTAACCCTTTATAACCACCTGATAACACCCTTTAAGTCCGCCGTACCCTTATATATCTATTAACCCAGTACTATTAGACTCTTTAACCTTGTTCCTTATTGAATTAGGCTATTTTATCAGGTAAATCGGCCTTCTTTCAGGTTAATATACCCCAAAGAGCAAATCCTATCCCTATATGCTATCTATTACTCTTACTATGTATCTATTAACATTGTCGGCCTAATAGATATATTTATCAACCCCTATAAGCATAACCACAGCGGGTATTAGTTATATAGGTTGCCCCGTGTTAGTACAAGGGCTGATAAGCATACCTAGACCTATTAGTATATACTATATATCTATATAGGATACAAACTCGGCCTAGTACATAGTATATATTGAAATGCTAAGGGCAAAAAAGCGCAGATTTTAGCAACTATTTTCTATAGCGTCGCTATTTTAACCATTATTTCTCATTATCAATTAGTCGTCGCTATTCTTTCAGTTTGTCGTCGTGGCAGATTTTCTATTTTATCATGCAAGTTTTACCCTTTCCCTCACGATAAGTATATGTCTAGGGCGTTATGCCTAAGCTCCTTGAATAGTACTTGACAAGGTTGCCTAAAAAATGATAGAATATATCATGCAAGATTGAATGAGGTTGGTTCGATAAGTAAGTATAAGGGGGTGAGATAAAATGAAAATAAGTGCCGTTACTATAACGACTCGCTATTGCAAGAGGAGTAAGGTTAGAAAGGCAATAAAAGACTTAACTAGAATTGCCAATTATGATTGTAATATAGGGAGAGTATTTTTAGCTAGGCATAACAGGGAATATGATTTTTGCCGAAGGTTTAGCGGTTTTGATAGGTTTGCCTTGATTATTATAGGCAAAACAGAAACGGAAGGGGAGCGAGAGGTATTCTTGAATACTTACCAAAGAGAAGGGGGCAAATAAAATGTCTAAAGAATACATCGAGAAGCTGGTTAAAGAGTTAGGGATTAGTTTTGACGAAGTGCTTTATGAGATAGAATCTTTGCAGACCATGCAAGTTTCGAGCTAGTTGTTACGATAATACATATACAAGGGGGTTGAGATGTTAAAAGAATATCTTATGAAGTTTATAGCCGAGTATAGATGTTGCCAGTGTGGCACGTACCACGCAACGAAATGGTTATATCCCGATAGAGTAAAAGTGGTGTGTGCTTGTGGTAGAACTATGGGGAATAATGATTTTATTTGCTCTACGCATGATTACGCCGACGCCATAGATAGAGAGTATGCGATGATAGTCAAGAGGGAGGGCCGGCAATGAAAGTAAAAACCGCCATTAAATTGCAGGAAGTTTACTCTAATTGTAATGTTTCTTATTTGGCTATAGAGATAAAAAATAGATTATCCCCTGAAGCACAAAGTGATACTACCACTATAGCGTGGCTAGATCATCTAATTGATAACGAGCTATGGGATGTATTCGTTCGTCAAGTGGCGGGAGATTTTATCCAATGCGTGTAATCCCATGCAAGTTTCGAGCTAGTTAATTCAATAATATATATACAAGGGGGCCAATAATGCTAAAGTTACCATGGACTAAAGAAGAGCTAGTTAAAGCAATAGAATTTTATGCGCCGGGATATGAGAGCATTTTGACCTTAAAGATGAAGAGTGTGGAAGAGATTCACAAACTGGCTAGTGGGCGATATAACTTGACCGAGGATCAGATTAAATGGATTAATAGGGGGTAATTAAAATGGATGATATTAGGTATGCTTTCGCTCTACTGTTTGCTGTCCTTGCTGTGGTACTATTAGGCTTTCTAATCGATATAGCTTCCGCCGATACTTATATGATGACTGTTAAGGGTACTTTTGGCTCAACGCTGGAAGGGTATGACGCAAGCAGTTACTATTGGGTTGGGGATACAGCGATTATTAATTTAGGAGGAAATAAATAATATGTGCCATTTTATTAGCTGGATTGAGAAAGAAGGAAAAGTCTATTTCCTAACAGATAAAGATTTAGCAACAAAAGAAGGGGAACTACTTGATCCTAAGGACATAGCTGGGCATGGAGCAATAGAACAGTACTATGGTTTCAAGGGTGGGGTGCACAAAGAGTGCGAGGATTTATCTACCCCCAAGAACTTCCCCAAGGAAATAGTACAGGCAATCAAAGATGGCTGGATGTGTGAGTTCAATCCCAATGCACTGAAAGTGGTTCTAACTCCCACTGCACAGAAGAAGTATCTGGAAATTGAACAGCCTGCAT